TGCGGCTGCGGGGCGGTCGGGGCAGGCGTCACCGGCTTGGGACGCAGGCTGACGGTCTTAATCTTCTTGCGGATGGCCATGGAAATTAGTCCTGACGGTTCTGCCAGTCGGTCGAGATGACCGTGCGACGGAAGCCGTAGGTCGCCGGGTCTAGGCGGCTCAGGGCAAACATGGCCTCGGCGAGCATCTCCTTCGGGGGCATGGCGAACTGCTTGGACGCGGACGAGCCGGAGTCGGAGTAGGACATCAGGGTCTTTCCTTCGGTGATCATGGCGACCGCCTTGGCTTTGATGTCTAGGAGTTCGCACTCCGTAAGTCCGATAAAGAGTCCAGAGGCCATTTAAACTTGCCGAGAATGGAAGTTAAAAGGGGGGTGCGCCGCCCAGCCCACGCCATGAGTCTCTTCCTCCCACGACACTAAACGACGCACCCTTGCATATAGCGTGCCAAGGGTCATGACGGTTGCAAGTCGGTTTCGGCAGTTTCCCGCCCGGCGATGCCCCAGCGGACGGCGGCCAGCAGGGCGAGGATTTCAGTATCGAGGGCATGGTTATCCTTCTTGCCCTGGGGAAGTATCCACATGGGCTTCCCGGTCCGCTTGTCCTTCACGCGGACTTCGGCGCTCAGCTGCTCGACGTACTCGGGGCTGGCGTCGAGGGCGTAGGTCCAGACGCGGCGAGCCCGCAGGCCGTGCAGGAGGTCTTTGCCGGCGGTGGCCGAGTGGACGATCAGGATGGCCCGCTGCGGGATGCCAGGGACGACGATGGACTGCTTCTCGGAGTAGAAGCGGCGGGTCGTGTTGCCGGACTTGTCGGTGACGGCGAAGTCGTCGGAGCCTGAGCCCTTGGCCGTCTTCCAGTTCCGCTTGGCCGTCTCGCGGTAGACCTCGGTCGTGTTGTCGCCTGAGTCGACGAGCACCATGGCGTGATGCACCCCGTGCTGTTTGGCGAAGGCTTCGACGTTGCCCCATGAGTCGATGCGGGCGAAGGCCATCAGGCGGCTATGACCGGTCTTGGCCCATCGGCGGACAGTCACCCAGAAGTGGCCACGCTGGACGTCGACCCCCATCGTGCGGAAAGGGATGCTCCCGGGCACGGCGTCCTTCTGCTCGACGACGCGGGCCTTCGGGGTGATCGCGGCCTCCGCGTCCCAAGGGTCGGCCATCTTGTAGTTGGCGGCCTCCGCCAGCGCCACCATCTCGCCGCCCTCTTCGCTCCAGGGTAACGCCAGCCGCTTCTGCTTGAAGATGCGCCGCGGTTCCTCGTCGCCGTATTGGTCGACCGACTCCTTGGCCTTGAGCATCAGCACGCCGAGCTCGCCCCAGCTCATAGTCGCAAGGCTGTTCCAATGCAGGCCGATGTGCCCGGAGTTTGCGGCGGCCGATGTGGCTACAAAGGTTCCCCTGGCGTTGGCCTCAAGTCGGCTGGCGTTCGTGTCGGGCAGATGCGTCCGGCAGGCCGCGCACTCGTAGGTCGTGCCGACGCTGACCTTGTGCAAGTCCCACGTGCCTGTCGCCTTGGCGTCCTCGGGGAACCTGATCTGTTCCCAGACCCACGGCTGAAGGTGGTCGCACTTCGGGCAGCGCATGTTCCAATCACGCTGGTCGGTCGTCTCGTGCAGCTGATGGAACTCCTGCCCAGCCCGTCCGCCCTGGGATAGGAAGATGCGCTTGCCCATCCAGCCGAACGCCGTCACGCGCGCGCTAAGTTCCGCTAAGTGTCCGGGCGGTGCCATCCAGCACTCGTCGGCGATCGTGTAACGCAGGGACAGGCGCTGAAGGTTGGCCTCGTTCCAGATGCCGCGGCAGTAAAGCGTCATGCGGTCGAAGTCCGCGGTCGTGGACCTGTCGAGGTCGTCGCCCGAAAGACGCGCCTTCACCGGCGGGCAGTTGTTCCAGACTGGGCGGAGGTAACGCAGGGCGAAGTCCTTGGCCTCGGGGTCGGTGGCCTGAAGCACCATCGTCGGCCCAGGAGCGTTGGCGATGATGTGACAGGTGAGCAGGCGGGCGAAGAGGGATTTGCCCGATTGGATGCTGGCGAGCACGGTCAGGAGTTTCGTCTCAGGATCGGCGGCGATGCGTAGGGCTTCGGCCACCCAAGGCGTGCGCTCAGAGCGGAACGGCCCGGGCATCGGCGAGTCAGGGATGGCGTGGACGTTGGACTCCAGCCACTCCACCACGTCGCCCGAGTCGGACGGACGCAGCACGTCTCGACCGATGCGGAGCAAGTCAGCCTTGTTCATAAAGCCCTGCCTCCTTGAGCAGACGATACAGCTCGTCGGACAACTCCGACCACTTCCTCGGCTTGCGCTTGAACGGACGCGACGGCTTCGGCATCGGCTTGCGCCTAGGCTTGGGCTTACGCTTCTTCATGGGTCGAGAGGTCGGCCTTAACGCGGCGCACCCAAGCCTCGAGAACTTTCACCGCCTTCGCAGGGTTCTCGGGGTTACATCCTTCTGCGACATCGAGGGCGAGTTTGTCGAGTCGGTTGACGATGCCGGCGGTCATCTCGCGCATGGCCTCGGTCGCTTCCTTCGCGGAGATGAAGTCCTTGGTCAGGATGAGCCGACGCTCCTGCTCTTCCTCGAGGGCGACAAGCGTCTTGAGCGAGGCGTTATAACTCGACTGGTACTTCCCCTGGTTCGGGTCGCCCCCTTCCATCGCGGCCTGCCAGACGCCACGCGCCCGACTGACCAAGGTCCGATGTTCGCTGATCGTGTCAGCCAGGGAGCCGTCGTCGAGCTGCGCCGGTGCGGCCTTCGGTGCCGCGGCCCGCTGCACGTTCGCCCGGGCTTCCCGCCACGCCCGAGCCGCGTCGATGCTGTCGGTCGGCATGCCTTCGCGTCGAAGGACTGAGATGCGTTGCGCGGTGACGCCGAGCGCCAAACCCAGTTCTGAGTTGGTTAGAGCCATGGTTTGTTAAACGGCCTGTTTACGCTCTTTGACCCCACGAAAAAGGGTCGTGGTGTCGGGCCACGCGTGACGTAGGGGGGGGTCTAGGAGACTCCTTAGAGGGGGTATATGGGCCGTTTTCATCGCTTTGGCGGGGTAGGTGGCAGGGGGCTAATCACCTTATTCTTGCCGCGTCTGGCATTCACGTGAGGAAACAAACCGCACGCGTCAGAGTTTACCGTGCGTTGGATTTCCTTTGCCCTGGCACGCATCCAGAAGTGAGAGCGGCCATACATCTTACCGATGAGTCGAGAGGACAGACAACCGGGCAGACTGAGCGCCCAGCGGATGAGCTCGACGTGACGACGGAAGGCGAAGTTATCCGTGCAGGCCAGCGCATCCATGAAGCCCTTGAGCATGACGCCGACATGATCGCGAGAGATGAACGCGTCGACCTCTTCGCGTCTGCCGATGTCGGTCGGGTTGAACGCCCAGTCAGGATGATTGGCGTCGATGTTGAACACGTGCCGAGGTTGCGCCATCTCAGCGTAAGGCAGCACGCCGTTCTCCCGCATCTTCTCTTGGACCTTCTTCGGCTGGGCGAAGAACCAAGCGTCAAACGACTTGGCCTCCTTAGCCGGAGCCGTCAGGTCGTTGAGCCTAGCGCGTGTCACGATGGCAATGTGAGCAAGGATATTGCCTAGGTGAATAAGCAAATCACATGAGCCTGCATGTGTTGTTCCAAAGCCCTGTCTTTGCATCGAGTCGTAAGTATCCTTTGCGGACAAAGGTGCGGAACAGGTTTGCCTCATCCTTGGCCCGCAGCTTAGGACGTGAGCCAGGGCTGACCATCCGGGCGTTCTCCATGATCTGGTCATAGCCTCGGCAAAAGACGTCTAGCCATCGTACCTTGGTCAGGCTCTCGGGCTGACGCTGAAGGAAGCGATGCACGGCTTGCTCAAGGATGGCCTGATGTTCGGCTATGCTTCTCCGGCCTGACGCGGATCGGGCGAGCATGATGGGCTTGGTCTCAGGATTGTCCCATTGTGCCTGGTAAGCCTTGAGGACGTTGACGCGCTTGGCCCGGGCAATCTTCTGCCGGACGCGGTCAGCCTCCTCTTGGGCAGGGGTGCGTTTCTTGCGGTAGTAGGCCATGGTCGTCAGATGCCTTTTGTATCTCGAGGGGAGGGGGGTAGGCCGCCGTCAAGGCGAGCCGTATCCCTTCCTCCCTCTCTACTTGCATGTCCCTGTAGCATACAGGGACTGCAGTAGAGACATAGATTTGTCATCGGTTTTGTCATCGGTTTTGTATAAGAGATTTAGCATTGGCCTTGCGGCCTGTTTAAGGTGGGTTGGGTGGGTTGAGGCTGGGGTGGTAGCCATCACCCCTCCAAAGGGGCATTGGCGGGCCAGCCAAGGGGGTCTAATAGGCCTCTCCGTCCGTGGGCATGGGAGGACCAGACCTGACCCAGCGGATTTCACCGCGCTTAGGGGAGTGGCGAATGTAAATCTCGCCGACGGGGGAAGGGCTGATGCCGTCGGTCATACCGGCACGGCTACGGCGCTTGGTCAGGCCAAGGCGGTAGATCGGCTCGTCCCCTGGGCAACGTTGGAGGCAGGCTATCTCGCGTGCCCAGTTAGTGACCTCTGAGCTCCCAAACAGTTGGTATGCGAGGTCGGCCATGGTCTGGCCTTCCTTGTCCTTGGATGACTTCGGCTTCCCGGTGTGGTGCATGAAGACGATGATGACGCCCGTCTCGTTTAGGATGGGCTGGATGATGTGGCGAAGGAACTTGGCGGCCTCAGCGGTCTCGGAGATGTCGGCGCCGACAAATGCCATGAGAGGGTCCACAAAGACAATCGTTGCCTGATGTTGGATGACTAGCTTGCGAAGCACGTCTCCGAACTCCTTGCCCGTGGCGACGCTCTCGCGGTAGATGAACATCCGGTCCTTTAGTTCAGCCCTTTGGTCTTCGTCCAGGTACAGTCCGTTAATCTGGTCCTGCATGCTCTCGGCCACGTCTCCGGCATCGTTCTCGGCTTGGATCACGAGCGTGCGCATCTTCATGCCGTCGTTGGTCTTGATGCCGAAGAACTCCTGCCCAAGCGTCCAATTGATGGCGGCCTGCATCATGAGGGCGGACTTGCCGGTGCCAGCCTGCCCAGCCATGACCAGAGAGCCGCCTCGGCATAGCCAGCGATTGCCTAGGACATTGGTAGGGTCAGCCTTGCGGTCGAACTTCATCAGCTCGTCGATTGGCATACGCTGAGCACTTTGACGTACTGTCAGGCTCTTGCGCTTATCGGACAGGTTGGCATAATGCTCGATGAGCGCATCAGGATTAGTGGCCTTCGATGCAATCAACGACGCCTCGCGCATGAACGCAGCGTCGGCAATCATGTCGATATGCTCCTGACGCAGTTCGCCGAAACCAGCGTAAGCCGTCAGGTCATTGATGAAAGCATGGTCGGCCAGAGAGCCACATGAGTGAAGATAGGCTGGCACCGTTACCTCGTCAGCGGCCTTACCGTCGGCCTGCAGATAAAGGATGGCCGCGGCCACGTCCTGATGCTTTGGCTCGAAGAAGTCCAAAGGCTTGAGGTTTACCGGGAAGGGAAGGTTTTCACGGATCAGGACGCCGAGGAGGTGGCGTTCCGCCGGAATATTGTTCGGAGGAGTCATGGAAGAGAGGGGTTGGGGTTTGGGGGCGTGGGTGCCCGTGGTCAAGATGCTTTGCGTAGGATGCGGTCGAGGTCGGCCTTGCGGTAGTAGGGGACGCTCCGCGGGTTGCGGAGGATGCGGACAGGGAGGGCCATGCCGTCGATGCGGTATTGCACGCCGCGGACGGTGCGCCGGTGTTTGTGCGCATACTCGGAGAGGGTGACCCATCCGGATGGGGCCTTGAACTTCTCGAGGGCTTCAGCTGCGGCCTTGGCGGCGGCCCAAGTCTTGAACCTGGGCGACAAGCGATAGATGAAGCGGCCTCGGCGGATGGTCTTCTGTTCGGCGTAGCCTGCCTTGACGATGCGAGCTAGGGGCAGGGCGACACCGGCCCGCGTCTTGTAGCCTAAGAGGCGGACGACCTCGCTGGTCTTGTGCCAGCCTTCGGGGGTGTCGTCGGCGAAGTGCTGCTGCGGGGCTGGCTGGCTCCGCATAAGCAATGCGGCGTAGTCCTTAGGCTTCATCAGATCAGGTCGTAAGCGGTCGAGCAGATGAACTTGCCTTGGAAGCGATGGGCCGTCCATACCTTGCAGTCGCCGGTCTTCTCGTCGATTACCCCATGGAGCCAGCCGTTGCACCATTTGGTCGTGGCTAGTCTCCGCAGCGCATAGTCGGCCTTGTTAATGTCCATACAGCACATGGCAGAGACGCCGACGATGGCGGCCTCGAGATGCTCAATCGTGCAGAGGGAGAAGTCGTGGGTGTGTCCATGGATTACGACATCCCCTGGGCGGCCTAGGGTGCGGGCGGTCTCGCGGGTAGCGGCCACGCCAGCCTTGAAGCCGTGCGTGCCGGTAAGTTTTCCGACGCGGAAGCGGTTGACCCCTTCGGAGTCCTTACCCTTGACCGAGTAGCGGTGAAACTCCTTGCAACCGATCTCAGCCAAGGTGTCGGTGTATGACTGCACGGCCCGCATGGCGTTGTCGCGGCGGTCCCCGTTGCGGGACAGGACTTGCTCCTCGGCGCGTATGTCATGGTTGCCCTGCATGAAGATCGTCGGCTTGAGCACCTTGCGCAGGAAGTAATTCCCGTGCTTCAGGTCGTCGGTGATGCCTTCCTCCTGCTCGTCAGGGGTTGCCCCGCGTCTCCAGGCGCCGAAGTCGAAGCAGTCGCCGGTGTGAATGCGTAGCTGAGGGCGCCAGCGGCCGATGAACGAGGCCAGCGCGTCCTGCGTTTCTTCACAAACTAATTGGCCGTGGTTGTCTCCAGCGGCTACCCATCGGATGATGCTCATTAGCGGACGTTGATGTAAGGGATGGGCTTCCCGGCGTCGAAGGCCGCGAGCATCTCGTCACGGCGCTTGCGGGCGGTCTCGAGGTCGCTGGCGATGTTCTCGACGATGTCCTTGCCGCGGCGACGCAGGCGGAACCAATAGCAGTCGCCGAGTTTCTGGAGGTGGTGGTTAGGGTTCTCGGCCTTGATGTAGGCGGGCTTGTCGTTTCGGCCGGTGCGGGTATACTTGGGGCAGGCGAGCAGGAAGGCCACGCGGTCGGGGGACAAGCCGACCTTGTTCGCCCAGCGCAGCGTCTCGGGGTTCATAGTTTCCATGAGCGGGCGAGGTTGCGGCCTTCGGTCATGATCGCGTTACGCGAGGACGGCCTGAAGATATACTCCTGGTCGAACAGGTGGGAGGCGCGTATCTCGGCGATGCTGTCGAGTTCTTCGTCGTTGGCCGGGCCGACCCCAGCGGTGGCGACGTAGATGGTGCGAACCTTCCAGCCCTTCTCCCAGAGGATGTCCTGGCAGACGCGCAGCTCGTTGACGTAGCGCCAATCGGAGCAGACGACCGTCTCGGGGGAGGGTTGGTCGTGGTGCTTCATGACCGGGCACCAGTTGGCGAAGTGGCGGGCGAAGACGTCCCGATCCATGCGCCGGGCGAACTTGCCCGCGTGGACGAGGAAGTCACGGTTATCCACCTTGAAGTCCTCCTTGAAGAAGTCTCCGTCAAGGCCGAGGTAATCCATGTAGTGATTCGCGGCCTCCTTGAGGGCGTCGGCGAAGTTGATGTGCTCGGCGGGTCTCTGAGACCACTCGAGGATGCCGGAGGCGAGGGTGTCCTTGCCCGCCCTGGCGTAACCTGCGATTAGGACGAGCGTCGGTGCGGACATCGGCGTGGGTGCTTCGGTCACGGGCGTTAGAAGGGAACGCCTTCGGGCGGCAGCGGCTCTTCGGGGGCGGTCGGCTTCTGGGAGCCGCGCGGGTAGGTCATCTTATACTTATACTGAGGCTTGCCCTGCCACTCACCGTTGGCCTCGACCTCGACGCCGACCAAGATGGTCTGACCGCAGGCGGGCTCGAGATACTGCATATATTCGGCAGGGGTGGCGTCCAAGCGGATCTCGTTGGTATACTTGCCGGAGAACTTGCCGACGAGCATGGCGAGCGCCTTGCCGTATTTGCTCGAGAAGTTCTTCGACAGGCAGAAGCCTTTGTCGTCGACGAAAAACAGGCGGCAGGACGTGGTGCCGTCCTCCCACTGTTTCACTTTCTCAAACTTCGGTTTGATAAGCTTGAGGCGGTAGGTGCCGTTCGTGCTGATGGACGTGAGCGGGGGGCGGTCGTTGTTTTCGGTGGTCATGGTATTAGGCGAAGTTGATGTTAGTCGCGGCGCTAGGCTTGGCGGCGATGTCGATGGTGGTGATCTCGGTCTGGTAGCCGGGCCAGTTGCCCGAGGCGGTGCAGTCCTTATACAGGGTCAGCGCGCGCTCGAAGTCGAAGGCGGCGCCGGTCATCAGTTCCGGCCCTAGCTCGTAGACCGCGTGGGCGTAGGGCGGCTCCTTCTCGACGGCGATGAAGCGGAAGCCAAGGACGCGGCACTTGTAGGCGGACTCGACGGCGTGCCGGTAGAAGTAAGCCTGAAGAGCATACTTGTATTTGCGGACGGACTGGAGGAAGCCGTGCGGGCTGGCGTCTTCGCAAGTCTTCAGATCGTAGATGTAGCCGTCGTCGGAGATGCCGTCGATGGCGCATTTGACCAGGGTATCGCCGAGGAAGGCGGTGAACATGACCTCGGTCTTCGAGAGGACGATGCCGTTGGCCTTCATGCAGGCCGCAGCGGAGTTGGCCACGGCGTCGACCAAGGCGCCCTCTTCAGCGGTCAGGATGGCCTTGCCTTCGTTGGCGGTGACGAACTCGGCCCACTCGGCCTTGCCTTCCTTCGTGCGCTTGTCCACGTCCGGGGCGATGGCGTGCGTGGCGTTGTAAGCGTCGAGGCCCTCAAGGGCGAGCTTGTGGACGGCGGTGCCCACGCGCAGGGCCTTGGAGTCCTCGCGGGTGCGGGAGAGGTAAGCCTGGTAGTGAGCCGGGGACTTGAGCAGTTCCTTCGCGCCGGATTGGTTGAGCGCTTGGATGCCGTCGTACACGACACGTTCAGTGATGAGGTTTGGCATGGTATGTTATTGGGTGTTGGTGGGAAAGGTCAGAGAAGGGCCATGATGGCGTCGGCCTGATCGGGGCGACGGCGCTGGATGGCGGTCACGCACATTGTCGAGCCCACGGCGAAGCGGGAGCAGGCGACCGGGCGGTTGGCGTAGGTCTTGCACTTGCCGGAGCCGGACAGGTGAGGGCATCGGGAAGGCAGTTCGGCGAAGGTGCGTCCGACGATCATGAAGACCTCGCCGCGGGCGGCGTAGAATTCGGTGGTGGTCGGAGACGCGTCGATGGGCAGGAGGATGCTTTCACAGCAGGCACCCTTGCACAGTTCACAAGCCTTGCTCACAGGCTGTCGTCTTCGGGGTTGGCTTCCTCGACGCTGGCCGAGATGCGGCGCACGTCTTCAAGGGCGGACTCGGCGGCGTTCTCCATGGCCTCGAGCGTATTCCGCAGGACGCGCAGCTGGACAACGAGGACGTGGACGCGGTCATGGAGCGGCTTGACCTGGGCGGCTTCGTCGGCGGTCTCGATGTGATCGGTGAAGACCTGAAGCTCGGTGATGGCCGAGCGGTTGAGGTCGGAGAGCGTGATGATGTCGGCGTCGTGCTGTTCATAACGTCCGGCGATGTGCTGGACGGTGGCGAGCGAGCCCGTGATGTTCTCGACGAGGCGCTTGATGTTTTCGCGGTTGGTCATGAGCGAGTCGGCGTGAAGGTAAGTTCCTTTATCTCCCCATTAGGGGCAAGCGTAAAGAAGCGCACGGCGGAGCGGGACAGGGACGGGTAGGTCTTGCGCTTCCACGCGTTGAGGTCGGTCAGGAAGTCGGCGTGCTTGCGGGCGGTGAACTCGACGTAGGGGAAGCCGTCCAGGAGAAGGAGCAGGGCGTACTGCTTCGGGACGGTCGTGGCGATCCGTTCGATGCCCTTGGGGACTTCGGCCATCAGAGTTGCCCGGTCTTGGCGCGGTTCCACTTGGCGATGGTGGCGATGCAGCAGGCCTTCGAGATGGCGTCGAACTGGCAAAGCTCAGACTGCATGATGTCGTCGAGGACGCGGGCGAGTTCGTTGCCGGCGTAGCGCATCTCGGAGATGGTCTTGGCCTGAGCCTCGGCGCGGGCTTCGGCAGCCGACGCGAGGTTCTGGTTGTGGAGGTGACGCATGGCGGCGTTCACCGGGTCGAAGGGGTCGAAGTCGGGCTTGCTCATTTGGTCAGGGGGCGAGGGGGGAGATTGAAGTTAGTCGCGGTAGCGGCGACCTGAGACTTGAAGGATGCAGTGGCGCCGTCGTCGTCGAGGTCGACCGAGATGCCGCACGCGGTCTGGATGGACTGTCGGCGGATATAGGTGATGGCCCCGCCGATCTGCTGGGCGGTCAGTCCCTCGGCCTTGACCAGGAGCGTGCCGAACTCGAAGCGTTCGCCGGAGCTGTGGAGGAAGGCGGTGGACACGCCGACCTTGCCCTCCTGGCTGACGAGCGTCTGGATCAGAGCGAGGTCATGGTCGAGCAGGACGGGCTTGATGGCGTCTAGCAGCGCGTCGAGGGAGACGTACTTGGCCTTGAAGGCGGGGTTGATTTTGTTGGCCTTCACGTTGTCCAGGGCGGCGAGCGCTTGGACGAGGGAGGCGGTGGCGGAGGATGTGGGCTGTTTGCTCATGGTGGAGATTATTTGGTGGCGTCGGCCTTAGTGAGTTCACCGGCCTTGATGGTGGCCTCGATGTCGGCGAGGGACATCCGCGTGTAGTCGGGGACGAAGAGGTTGTAGTACGTCACGCCGTTGCGGACGGTGGGGGTCAGGAGGCGGGCGACCTTCTGATCAGGTAATACGATGTATGACGAGTCCGCGATGATGCGGTATTCAGTCGGAAGTTTGGAGTCTTTCTTCATGGGGAAATTAGTTGATGGCGCCGCGGGTGGCGGAGTCGAAGATAAGGAGGGCGTCGGCGTTCCAGAGGGTGACGTCGACCGAGGGGAACAGTTCGGCAGCGCGGGCCTTCAGCTTGTTCTTCCACTGAGTCGTGGTCAGTTCGCCCTTCGTGCCACAGGTGTGCGTCTTCTGCCAGATGGCCGGGCGGATGCGGTGAATCTTCCAGCCCATGGCGACGGCGGCGCCGTAGAGAACGCCGGTGTTCCACATCAGTTTGCCGATGGCGGAGCCGGGGATGTTCTTGCCGGCGAAGAGCGGAGGTTCCTCAAGGTAGAGCGAGACGTCCTTGGCCTTGCAGCTGAGATCCGCGAGGAGTTGGCAGACCTCGACATCAGAGCCGGGCATCTTAGCGCACTCGACAGGGTCGCCGTCTAGGGACCAGCAGAGTCCGCCGTTCACGCCAGGGTCAATCGCCACAAGGAGATGCATCGGCAAGACCCTTTATCGGGGCTTGGCCGAGGACAAGCGGAAAAGGTTGGCGACGCGTTCGGCGTAGTCGTTCGGGGCGAATCGCCGGGAGACGGCTCCCGACCAGCCCACGTTCCAGACCAGGGCGAGTTGTTCGGGGGTCGGGTCGGGCTTGCCGATGCGCTTAAAGTTGTCGCGGATAATGCGGAGGTGGGCCGCCGCGATCATGTCCTGGGCGGTGGGGTTCCGCCACTTGCTAAACTGGAAGTGGTAGTGGCCTTCCCTCTTTAGCCGTTCGTTGGCGTCGTCCCAAGCGGCCTTGCCGACCTGATACATCCCGCGCTCCCCGGCCTTGCCGACGGCCTTGCGGTTCTGGCCGGACTCGACCATGGCGATACACTCGAGGAGGGTGGCCTCAGCTGCGGCGGCGGCGTTGAAGCCGAGGAGCAGCAGGGCGACGATGGAGAAGGGGCGCATGGGTTTATGCACGGGGCTTGCCCTCCTTGGCGTCTCGCCAATCCATCAGAGCATATTTAGCACCAGTAGGCGGGACGTATTTGCAGAGAATCTGGATGATGGTATCCCCGGCCTTGGTCAGACGCTCGACCTGTGCCTGTAATTCCTTGTTAGGGATGAGGGTGCAATTGCAGAAAACCATCAGATGCTGAACCTCGGTCTTCAGTCGGGTGTTCTCGGCCTTGAGGCGCCCAATCTCATCAATAAGAGCTTCAGGATGCCGTGAGGGTAATTCGCTCATACGCGTCTCGGGACTTGTGATCCGGCGACCTCGAAGCCGTCGAGCTCATAGGAGTAGGTGATGCCGACCCAGCCGCCGGCGGCGACGTAAGCCTGGAGCGATACCTTGACGGCGCCGTCCTCGTGCAGGGCCTCGTGATAGTGGTGCAGGAGTTTCTTCATGCGGGTCGAGGCGATGGCCGACTTGTTGCTGCAAATATCACCGGTCAAAATCCGCTCATTGATTTCAAAAATCTCTGAGAGCAATCCCACCATCCCGTCGAGGTGGCGGAAACTACTCATGGGGGTGAGCGTCGGGGGTGATGGCGCCGCGGATGATGCGGCTTTCCATGTCGGCGATGACTCGCTCGTTGTGCATGGCGACCTCGTAGGCCCTGTCGTGCTTGGCGATCCAATGTTCGCGGGAGTGGGAGAGCCGGGTGACCTCGGCCTTCAGTTCGCGGTTCTCATCCATGTATCGGCCAAGGATGTTGGCCTGATTGGTGATGGTCGTGGACTGGTTGTCAGCCATCTTGCGGATGGCCACGGCGTTCTTGTGCAGTTGACGGGCGATGCTCCAGGGGAAGAGCCACCAGAGGCGGGGGAGGGAGTCGGGTCGGATGATGGTCATGGGTTGGTAGGGGCGGTGGGATGGGTCAGGCATGGGTGGACTTGTGTGCGTCAAGGATGGCCTTGTTGCGGAGGTATCGTGCCTTAGCGGCGGCTAGGATGCGTTCCTTGTTCTTGAGGTAATAGTTCTGTCGATAGCCGGGGTTGCGGGCAACCCATGCCTCGGTGATGGCGATGACGCGCTCCTTGTTGGCCGCGTAGTAAAGACGGCGCTTGTAGTTGGCGATTTCTTTATCGGTCATGGCGGTCACTTGGATTGGCGGCGGTAAGGACCGCGCTTGTTGAGGTTGACCCACGTGGTCCCGGTGATGTCCAGCCACTGGCGGAGGGTGCAGACGGTGGTGTCCAGGGCAGCGGCGGCGTCGGCCTGAGACTTGCCGGCGGCGTTGAGCGCTGCGATCTGCGGAAGGATGGCCTGAAGGCGTCGGGCGGCGTACTCGGCCATCGGGCGCTTGAGGGGGAGGACGCGACCGGCGAAGGTCAGCGTCTCGACGTAGGGGTGGTTGGCGTTGGGCATGGTGGGTGGGAAGTCTTAGTGCTGGTCGATGATGGTCAGGAGGTCGGGGCCTTCGGCGAAGAAGACGATGACCGTGGCGATCAGCGCGGCGAGGAGGAGGAGCTTGATGAGGTTCATAGGTTTGGTGGAACGGAAAGCACCTTGCCCGACTGTTCCACATTCGTCAAGCACCTTTCCGCAAATACCCTGTGACCCCACTGAAGGGGTCAGGGCAATTCGTGTCCCTCAGGTCATCGAGGCCCGCCATGAACGAGCGTACCCCTATCTGACTGAGTTCAGTTTGCCCCTAGGGTCGCCTCCGTCAAGGGGCAATAGACCCCTCTGGCTTGCCCTAGGAGGCGTTTTGACGGCGGGAGCGTAAGAAGACCGCCACCCCTACCCCTAGACACCCCACGGCCAAGGCCCAGCCAAGGTCGCGGACGGACTTCAGGGCCAGCGTCGCCGTGCTCATGTTGCGCTCGAGGTCGGCCGAGTCGGACTTCAGGCCAGCGTCCGTCACGATCATGACCAGGGCGTCGGTCGATTGCAGTTGGTCGAGGACATACCCGGCGATGTAGGCCGACGACAGGGCCGAGACTCCCGCGAAGCCGGTGAGCAGCGTGACCGCCAGCAGGAGATTACCGCTTCCGCTTGGTGACTGCTTTGCCTTTGCCATGGGGTTTCGGTTTGCCGACGACCGCGGCGACTTCCTTCTCTCCGCGGGCCTTGATGTATTTCATCAGGTAGTCCAGACACTCGGGGGCCGCGTAGCCAGCCGCACCGACGACGGCCATCCGCAGGCCCGGGCTTTGGATATGGTCTTGGATGCCGTAGCCGACCAAGGCCGCGGTGATCGCGGCGGCGAGGACACGGCGCACGACCCAGCCCAGGGACACAGGTTCGGTCGAGAGCAGGAGGCGGGCCGTCATGGCGAGGCCGCCAAGGACTGACGCGACGACGCCGTCCTTGAGTTCCTTCGGGATGTCCTCAGGGCTGATGGGCGGAGGGGGAGGGCTCACGAGATGCGGGGCGGCTTAGAGTTGGGCGAGATGAGGACGCGGCGGTAGTCCTGAGCCCAGAGCAGGGCGGCGAGGTCTTTGCCGGCGCGGTCGACTTGGGGCTCGCTGAGTTCGGGGAAGGTCAGGTGAATCTGCTCGTGGCAGAGGACTTCGAGCTGACGCTTGGCTCCGAGGCGGGGGTCAATCTCGATAAGGTTCTCGCCGATTGTGGCCTGACCCCATGCGCGCTCCTTGCCGAGTTTGCGCCAGATGACCTTGGCTCCCTTATTCTTGCGGCGGCTCATCGGTGGGAGAGGGCTTGTTCACCGAGTCCCTAACGCGGTCTGCGAGCCACCAGAGCCCCAGTCCGCAGGAAATCACAAGTGTCGCACCGGCCGCATATTCGAACCAGGGCGAGTCGATTATGAAAGGCACCGATCCGCAGAAGGCTCCGCAGAGAAGCAGGGGCAGACCGATGCGGGGGCCCATGAAGGCGGTGGTCAACGCACCGATGACGGCGAGGCCGGCACCGACGAGCGTCCATGTCTGGGCGGAGGCGTCCTTCTTCACGCGCTCGACCTCCTTAGTCAGCTCGACGATGCGGGCGTCCTTCAGCTGCGAGACGCGGGCGGCTTCCTTCTGGTCGGCCTCGAGTTTCTCCCAAGCCTTGTTGACGGCGGTGGCGAGTTTGCGTCCGAACTCCATCTGCTTGGCGTAGTCGATGGGGTCGGCCTTGGTAGCCCGGGCCACGGCGAAGGCCACGTCCGCCTCGGGGGGCGGGGGCAAATAGGACTGAGCGAGGCGAGACTCCGCGACGACGACCTTGGGGGAGGTTGCGTTCTTCTCGATAGCCACGAGCGCAGCGCCTACGCGGTGATCCGTCTTGTCCAGGTCTTTGCCTAGGGTCTGGACGGCGTCAGGCTTAGTCGGGGCCGGCGGCTGGACAGGCAGGGGAGCGTCGGCGGGCTTGGACTTGCACCCAGCCAGGGCCACGAGGGCGATGACTAGGAGCAAGCGCACGGCCTTACTTGCCCTTGAGGGCGTCGAGGATGGACTTGCCCTTGGCTTCCAGTTCGGACGCCTTAGCGGCGTGCTTACGGAAGACGAGAGCACCGGTCACCAGACCAGCGAGGAACGAGAGGATTGCGATAATCATGGTTAGGAAAGGAGTTCGACGCGGACGAGAGGGCCGAGGTCGGCGGGGGTCTGCGGGGTGTCGAAGTGGAACTCGCCAAGGCCGCTTCCGTATTGTTCAAAGACTGCTTCAGACTGACCGAAGATAGCCTGTCGCATGGCAGTCCAGTCGCTGACGACGATGGCGATGGCTGTTACTTTATAGCGGTACATCTTAGTAATTCAGGATGGCTGCGCGGCCACGGGTAAAAAAGCTGGTATGATTACCGAAGGACGGAGCGGCGGTCGTCCATGCTTCCTCGCGCCACCATGCGTAGGTGCCTGCGCTCTGATAAGAAGTCGGGCCTGCGCTAGAGGTGGCGACTTGTGATCCGTTGATGTAAAGGGTCACGTTGCCGGCGCCGTCAGAGTAGAGATCCCAATCAAAGGCTACTTCTTGAGTGACGGCAAAAGATGAGGCGACAACAGTTAAGGTCGTTCCATTATGGACGACAAGATTGACGAAGCGAGAGCCAGCCCCGCCAGTCCAGCGCCATCCGAAGCCGCGTCGAGTTAAATCTCCGATGGCATCGCCCTCGACCTTGCCGAAATAAAAGGCTTGGTTAAAAGTAGTATCCGTCAGCAGGGAAAAAGAACCAGCACGACCTGAAAGGTAGGTCTTAAGGTTGAAATTGATATTGGAACCCCAGTTGTTTCGGAAAAGGAAAGGAGACACTTGGTCTACCTGAGAAGGTCCAAAAGGACGGCCAATGACAGAACTGGCTACGGTAGCGTTAAGACGCGAGTTGGTAGTGATGCTTCCGACGTGATTCCACTGAGGAGTGCCAGTAGTCGTATAGGTGAAGCCCTGACGATTGATGTTAATGTAGTCTTGGCTCATTAACGACCAGAGAACGTCGTTAGGCGACATTGCCTTCGTGTCGTTAGTCAGCTGACGGGAATCAGTAATCGTGGCAAGAGCCGGAACCGCCGCAGTGACGAAGGCCGTCGTCGCGATCTGCGTGGTGTTCGTGCCAGCGGTAGCCGTAGGGGCGGTGGGCGTGCCAGTCAGAGCGGGGCTTGCGAGGTTTGCCTTGAGGTTGTCCGCAGCCGTGACGAACGCCGTAGTAGCCAGCGCCGTGGTGTTGTTGCCAGCGGTCTGCGTGACGCCGATTGTCCCAGTCGGCAAGGAGGGCGTGCCGGAAAAGGTCGGGCTTGCCAAGGGAGCCGCACCAGAGACATCAGCCACGGCCAGCGTGATCGCACCAGTCCGACCAGCGACGGAGGTCACAGGCGCAGTGGTCAGGTATCCGGCAGGGTTGGACGACAGCGGGTAGTAGAGGAGATTGGCCGCCGTGGTCGTCGAGTAGTCGGCAGCCGTGGCGGTCGCCATCGTGCCAAGGCCGGAGATGTCCGTGTTGACCAGCGTGACGGCTCCCGTCTTGCCAGCCACCGAGGTGACGGGGGCAGAAGTAAGGAAGCCGGACGGGTTGCCCGTCAGAGGGTAGTAGGTCGTTGCCGCGGCGGCCGTGGATAGTTTCGCGTCGAGGGCGGACTGAAGGTCAGTCTGCGAGCTGAGAGTGCCGGTGATGGCTCCCCAGGCTACGGAGGTCGCAGGAGTGACGCCGCCGACGTTGACCACCCAAGCCGAGTAGGTTCCCGAGCCGGTGTGGTGATTAACGTCCACGGTCAGGACGCCCGTGCCAGAGTTATACGTCAGCACCTCGCCGTGCATATGGTTCGCGGCGTTGTAAGAAATCGTGATGTTCTGGGTCGGCGTGTACGAGAGGCCCGTGCCAATCGTGAAGGTTTTGTTCCCGTTGCTGACAGTGTTGCTCGTCGTCGAGGTCGTCAGGTATCGGTCGCCTGAGATGACCACATCCCAAGCCGCGTTCTTGCGAGCATACTGCGAGCCGTCCGAGGGGGCGTCGTTGACGACAGCCAGAGAACCGAGCCCGAGGTTAGTCCGGGCCGTGCCGGTGTTGGCCAGCCCTGCCAGATTCCCGGCCTTTGCCAGATAGTCCGACATTCCCGCGAGGGTCTGGTAGGTCGAGGCCGCCGTAGCGCTGGTCAGGTAGGGCGTCAGCGCCGCAGCCGTCAGGAAGCCAGAGGGGTTGCCCGTCAGGGGATAGAAGCCAGCGGTCACCCAAGACTCGGTCGCCAAACCCGTCAGGTTGACCGTCACCCAGTCGGTCGCGTAATCGACGCCCGAGGTCTTCTGAAGGAACTGGCCAGAGGTGCCGCCAGCAGGAACGCCAGGGCCAGCAGGCCCGGGGACGCCGACGCTGCCCGTCAGGGTGCCAGGGACGATGCCCGAGATGGTGCCCGAGATGGTGGACTGGTCCGCGGAGAATACCCCCGAGATGGTCCCGAAGGTCGAAGCCGTCGAGGTGATCGTCGCGTCGGGCATGGCTTAGACGGTGACGGAGTCGATGACGTTGACGCGGAAGAGTTCGGTGCGCGAGATGGTCGAGCCCGGGAAGACGAACTTGATGTCCCACTTGCCGAGGCCGATAGCCCAGTCAGCGGTCGAGCCCGGGTAGGTCACCGTGAAGGACAGGCCGTCGCCGGCCTTGGTCACCGTCATCGCGTAGACGTTGCCTTGGCGGTCTTCGAGGGACGAGCTGATGGTCGTCGTCAGGAGGTTGGCCGGACCCGTCGCCCCGGGCGTCCAGGTAAAGGTGCAGGCGAAGGTGTTACCCTGCGAGACGGTTACTTGATTAGTGCAGCTCATCGGGTCTTAACCTTGCCCCGATTGGAAGGGGGGGGTCAGTCGTTAGGAGTTACCTCAGAAACGGTCGTACCTCCGAAATTGTAAGTAGTGCTTGTCCCTGAACCGTAGACATCATTCGGCACGATTATACTAAAAGCCGCGTTGGCTGGAACATAGTAAGAGCTAGCAATCGGAACCGTACAGAAATTGGTATCAGTAGGAACTATGGCCGTATACGTATTGTCGTAAGTTACAGTCACAGAGGGGGGGCTGTCTACTGTTACGGTTACCACGATGCGCGTGAGCACCGTAATGGTTCGTCTGAAATAAAGCGGGTGATTGAACGTGATGAAAATGTTATACTTCTTGGGATTAACAGAATCACCAAAAGCATTAGCCTCACAAATAACGCTACCGACTCCAGTCTGTTGCAAAGCCACGCCACAAAGTTCCGCAGGACATACCGGAGAATCCGGAGTCGGAGAAGGGTTAGACTTAAACTGATCGTATTCGACCGTACCTCCTTCTGATGTGCCGTAAGCCGTTGACTCTTCGAATTGCGCGCCAGAGAAATTATATTCAGGCGTCGGGTCGGTCGAATTGTAAGGGGGTCCGATAAGCCTGAAATACGAAGTCAGATAACTGGCAGAACCGCTCGATGGGACTTCAGACCAAAGCGTCCAAGTCCTGATGGCTACGCTCCTTCCATCGGTGCTCATTTCCTCATTCGGAGGGGTGCCTGATGTGGCGCTGGGCGGGAAACTGCTCCTGATGTAAACATACCCATTATAGGAGACCAATGCTCCTGGCGAGTAGGACACTCCAGAGTTCCAAGGGTCTGCCATTTAATTGATAATATCCCAGTACCAAGTCGCGGTGCTGGCTCCGGCCTTGAGCCTGTTGACGATCAGGTTGCCCATCGAGCTAAGACGCACCATGCTGAAAACTCCGCCGCCCGGTGAGTTAATCTTAGCTAGGGGATAGTAGCCGGTCGTGTTGGTATCGGCGGGCACGGTCGCCCCGGATACGAAAGCAATCTCTGCGGTCCGCGGGAAGAACTTGTTCACCTCGTAAGTCACGCCGACCAAGATGTAGCCTTCCCCTGTGACCGTGATCTGGGGAGGGGTTGTCGCGTCGATGTATACCGAGGAAATCTGGGGGATGTAACGATTGACCGTGCCAGGGGTGATGGTCACCTTGTTGTCGTTAAGATACGGGACCAGCGGGCCGTCAGATGAAGGGGTCAGGTCGAAGGGCTGGTTCGTGTTGATGCTGAAACCATAGCCCCCAGAAGTGAAGCCATACCCGCCTCCTGGTTGAATCTTGCTCATACGGCCTGATAGACTTCGCCCGGGTAGCCTTCGCGGTTGAAGCGCAGCTCGTAGTTAATCTTGAAAATGAGAGGCGTGCCTGAAGCTTGGATGCAGTAGTCCTCAAAGGACACTTGGGAAAGCATCAAAGTAGGACGCACCGCCCCCTTGACGGTCGCCGTCCAACTGGTGCCAAGATGGTCGGGGAGCAGCTTCGTCCCGGAGAAGGCGTTCGTCACGCTGGTCTTGCCGACAGCGTTACGCATGGCCGTCACGACGGCTACGTCCTTAGTGTAGATGCAACCAGAGAATGAGGTGGTCGGGGCGAGATATTGATTCTTGCCGTAGTAATACTGCTTGTCTGCCGTCCCAGAATCAAGGAACCCAACGAACCCGCCCGCATTAGTGGTCGTGCCTTTGAAGTGAGCCCCGAAAACGCCGCCGACCTTATACTGAGAGTCGATGGTGGACGTAGTGAAAGTCGTCCCATTGCCGGCGATGGCTGTCGCGAAGCCGGTGGCAGGTCCGAAGAAGTTAGGGTGCGTCGTGATGTGATCTGACGTCAGGCCGTGCGAGGCCGTCACGTTGGGACGCGTGGTGTTGCCGACGGCGGTGGCGATGCCGACATAATCAGCCGTCACTCGGTCTACCTCGAGACTGTTTCGCGTAAGCGTGAACTTATGCACGAACAGGTCGGAGTATTGCGGATGAACTTGACCGCCGATGATGGCTGTTCCCCCTACCGACTGGTCGAGCAGATAGGTGGCCTTTGCGGTCAGGAGCCCGTAGCCGTCGGTGTCAAAGGTTGAGCCTGGTTGAACAAACTTAGAGGTGAGGGCGTTGCCTGCTTTGAAGAGAGCCATGGTTATTTGTTTTTGGTTAGAAGGGCTGCCCTAGAAGGGGAAGCATTGGCAGGGGTCTGAGGCGTGGCGCCTGACGCGGTGACGTCCTTGTAGGTGGCGGCATAGCCGAACTGAGCGGCGATGATTTCAAGCTGAGTCAGGGATGCCTTGGCGATGGCTTGCTGTTCCTGAAGAGCAGTCACGACCGGGTTGGCGCCGACGCCGATCACGTTGCCGGAGACTGAATTGGCACCTGGGCTACTTAAGCTTTTAGTCCGTGCCTCTTCGGCTTTTTTCTTGTCTTCTGCTGCTTGCAGTTCGGCCTTCTGGGCAAGTTCCATGTTATGCTGGTTCTGGCGCCGCATCTCCGGAGTAATCTTCCGATCTTCGATCTTAAGGATTTCCTCCTGAATCTGTTTCATCATCGCCAGTCCAGAAATATATTTTTCTTTCATGGCTGGGATTTTCATTCCCATCTGAAAGCCTTCCCCTCCCTTTGATATTTCTCGATTCACGATTGCCTGGCCCTCTGGAGTAGACATCAGGTATTGCTTAAACATCTCATTTTTACCGGCTCGCTCTTCTTTCTGTGCCTTGATGAGATCCATCTGCATCTTGAGTCGGGCCGCGAGACTCTTCTCTTCAGCTGTGCCATACCTGGTCGATGAGTCCGCCAGTTTATCAAATCCGTCCATGGCTAGTTTTTGAGCCTCGGCGATCTTGTTAGAGAAGTATGAGATGGCCGCGTTTAAAAGAACCATCGGGGCGAAGAACCCAAGGAAGATGTCTTTGAAACCAGTAGAGAACTTTTTCTGGATGTCCTCGACCTGCTTGGAGAAGGACACGGTGGCCGACTTGGCTTTGTCCATCGCCCGGGGGACGTCGGACGTGGTCTTGATGTTGACTGTCAGGTCTTGGGCCATGTCAGGGGGTGCTTTCCTTTGCAGGATTGGAAGCAGCCGCCGCGGCTGCCTCTTTGTCTTTGGCTTCCTCTTCGGCCATAAAGGCTTCTTCCTCGGGCGACATGATCGCCACGTCGGCTCCCTTGCGGATGGCCAGGGCGGAGTTCAGCCAGATGGCCTGACATTCCGGCATCTCCCAAGCCCGCTGCTCAGGGATGCCTGACGCGATCAGGTTGGCCACGATGGACAGCGGCCAAGGAACGCCCTTTCCGCCGCCCCCTGACTTTGTCTTGGTCTGCTCCCAGAACTTCGGCCAGTCCTGGACGAGGATGTAACCTGAGAAGGCTTCCAGCAGGAGCTCAAACTTGGCGGGGTTGCGCCCTATGTAGCCAAGCCTCAACTGGTCGGACCAACTGATGCTACCGCCCAGCGGCTCCTCGGCGCACACTTGGCAGGCGAAGATAAGGTCGGCAGGGGTGATGCCGCGGGAGCCGGTGACCAGCGGGGAGTCAAAGGCCATCAGACGCACCCGATACTTGAGGCACCAGGGGTAAAGAGTTCGACCCAGAATCCTGAAAGGAGCCGGGTCGACGTAGGCGTTGAGGAAGCGGCGGTCCACTATCCTCTAGACTGCCCCCTTTTCGGGGGTGTCAATTACGCGTAGGAGATGCCTTCGAAATCGACAGCAGTCACTGAGACGCTGGTAAAACCTTGGCTAGAGCCCTTATCGTCTACCTTTGTGATCACACCGGTGAAGCTAGCCGAAGCCGAGCCAGCAGGATATGCGGACTGAGTGTTGACCGTAAATGTGAGCGTGGCCCCGAGGGTAGGAATAGACGAGGTCTTGGCGATGCCTTCGATGGTGATCTCGCTCTTGCGGTCGTCGAGGCGGTGCGTGACCGTCAGACCGGCTTCGCTGATGACCGTGGCCTCGTTATTAAACGAGGACGAGAGGCTGTAGCTCTGGACGAAGAGGTTCGTGACAGTACCCGCGATACCGTAGACGCAGGTGGTTCCGTTGGAGATGGCGGCCATTTGTAATTGCAGGCTTTGGAATTGGCTTAGGCAGGCAGGACCACGAGCACGTCAAACGAGAAGGAAGTCGCCCAGGAGCGCTCGTCGATGCCCTCGTCTTCGGACTGCATGGTGACGTCATAGCAGGCCGCGTCGGTCGAGGCCACGAAGGCCGCCTTGATGCTGGTCAGGTCACGCATATTGCCGGACAGGGCGGCACAGCGGGCGCGGTGATCGGCGAGGGTCGTGTCGTCGGCGTTCGAGAAGAGGGTGATGCGGACCGAGCAGCTGAAGTTGCCTTCGCCCTCGGGGAGGTCGTTAGGGCTACGGGCCGACTCGCAGAGGACCACGGCCTTTGGCAGGGTCTGGGTCGCGGCGCTGTCCCCGGTCAGGAACGTGACGGTGGTCAGCCCGGTCTGGGTGGATAGGTAGGTGGCGAGGGTGGCCTCTACGATGTGGCGGATGGATTTGGTTCCCATAAGTGGTTAGCGGCGGTTGGCGCGCTGGATGGTGCTGTTCATGTGCTTCTCGAAGCGGGCCTTCATCTGCTTGACGCGGTTGGCGTAGACGAGGCCGAGAACGTCCGCATCGGTAGCGATGCCGTTAACGTTGCCTTGCGTATTGGTCACGCTCAGCTCGACGACCTTCTCGGTGGCCGTCAGGGTGTTCGTCCCGCGCACCTGGTTGTGCCGGTTAATCCAAGCCACCTTGAGCAGCTGGACGCCAAAGTCCTTGGGGACGCCGTTGATGACGGGCTTAGGCAGGGAGCGCAGGGCCGAGGCCCAGCCCGCCTTGATCATACCGACCATGGCTTGGCGGTCGCGGATATATTGGTCGAGTTCTGACTTGGTCTCGACGAGCATCTTGAGTTTGACCGGGCGGACGGACTTGCCGATGCGGCCTCCAAACTTGCCCTTGATGCGGTTATGCGGAGGACGCAGCTCCTGGACGAACCCTTGGCCGTAGTCGGTCATCACAGGGTTGGTCGTGTTAAAGTAGTTCTTAGCCTTCTTGAACGCCCGGTCATAGTCGCGGTCGTTCGCAATCTTGCGCATGATGGGCGGGAGGTTCTTCAGAGCCTGGAGTGAGCCCTTGCCGATGACCTTGTTGAACAGGCCGATGTCGTTGGTCTTGGTGGCGTAGGCCAGCTGATTGGTCAGGAGGGCGGCAGCGGAGTTGGAGTTACGGTCGTTAGCCGCGACGAACATCTTCTTGATGTCCCCGGCCACGGCGTTGTCGCCCGCCACTTGGGCCGCCTTGGACAGGCCACGGCCTCCGCCCTTCGGCAGCGGAGGGGTGAAGGTCGCCGCGTCTTGGCAGG